AAGGTTTAGCTGACGTATTTTATTTGATGGATTACATTTTCACATCTGAAGAAGCTAAGAAATTAAATAAAACTATTTTTGAAACTATATACTTTGCAGCAATCACTGAAAGTATGGAATTATGTAAAATAATGATACACAAACCATACGCTCACTTTAAAGGTTCACCAATGTCAAAAGGGGTATTCCAATTTGATATGTGGGGGTTAGATTATGAAGGGTTAAGTGGTCTTTGGAATTGGGATTCTTTAAAAGAAGAAGTTAAAACTTACGGTGTTTGTAACTCATTATTTACAGCTCAGATGCCAGTTGCATCTTCAGCAAAGATTACAGGTTCATTTGAAATGACAGAACCAGCTCACTCTGCGTTATTTAACAGACGAGTTGTTGGTGGTGAGATTATGATTGTAAACAAGTATCTAATTAATGACTTTGAAAAAATCGGTATTTGGAGTGAAGAGTTAAAGAATGAAATTATTATGAACGAAGGTTCTATTCAGAATATAAACTTTAATAACCATCTTGACACTGAAGATAAAAACTATATAAAGAAAGTTAAACGAACTGAACATTTGATAAGTAAGTATAAAACAATTTGGGAGATATCTCAAAGAGAATTAATTGATATGGCGGCAGATAGAGCTCCATTTATCGACCAATCTCAATCAATGAATATCTATATGGCTAATCCAACATTGTCTAAGATTACTTCATCTCACTTTCATTCATGGGAGAAAGGTTTGAAAACTTTATGTTATTATGTTAGAACTAAAGCAATTTCAACAGGAGCAAAACATTTGGCGGTAGATGTGTCAAAAATACAAAAACCTAAAGTTAAACTTGAAGTTCCAAAATTTGAAGTTACTGAGTTAACAACAAAACCTGAAGATAGTCCATTTGATTGTTTTGGATGTTCATCATAAATAATAATAAAAATCCCAACTATGTTGGGATTTTGTTTTTTAATCTATTTATTAGAAAAAACTAGGACATTATATTTATAGGTATGGCAGATGGAATTACTTACGGTATTAATTTTCCTTTTAGAGATTCTAGAAGGGGTGATTATTTAGAGTTAACAGAACTTGAAGCTCAAGAAATTAAAGCTGATTTAGTTCACTTGTTGTTAACAAGAAAGGGGTCACGATATTTTTTACCTGGTTTTGGTACAAGATTATATGAATTTCTTTTTGAACCCTTTGATGGTTTAACATTTAATGCGATTGAATCTGACATAAGAGACGCTATTGAGAATTTTATGCCAAACTTATTAGTTAATAGTTTAAGTATAACGCCAGCTGACCCTCAAGAAGAAATTGACATTGCAACAGGACAAAATACTGTTGGAACTAGTGAGTCATCAATTTATAGATTCCCTGGTAAAGGTACTTCAGAGTATACTGCAAAAATAAGATTAGATTATTCTACAAATGGTTCAACATATGCTCAGAGTGATTTTGTGATTATTAATATTTAATAGAAATGGCAAATAACAAAATATCATACACTACTAGAGATTATCAGTCAATTAGAACTGAACTCTTAAATTATGCTAAAACTTACTATCCTGATTTAATTCAAGATTTTAATGACGCTTCGGTGTTTTCGGTATTTTTAGATTTAAATGCTGCGGTTGCAGATAACTTAAATTATAATATTGATAGAAGTATTCAAGAGACTGTTTTACAATATGCTCAACAAAGGTCTTCAATTTATAATATAGCTAGAACTTATGGTTTAAAATTACCAGGTCAAAGACCATCAGTTTCATTAGTTGATTTTTCTATTACTGTACCAGCATATGGTGATAAAGAAGATGAAAGATATCTTGGAACTTTATTAAGAGGTTCGCAAGTTGTTGGGGCTGGAGTTGTTTTTGAAAATGTTTATGATATTGATTTTGCGTCCCCATATAATGCACAAGGTTTTCCTAATAGATTAAAAATACCAAATTTTAATGCTAATAATGTATTAGTTAATTATACTATTACTAAAAGAGAAGTTGTTGTTAACGGGATAACTAAAGTATTCAAAAGAGTTATTGGTGCAAATGATGTAAAACCTTTCTTTGAATTATTTTTACCTGAAAAAAATGTGTTAGGTATTACAAGCGTTTTGTTAAAGAATGGAACTCAATATACAAATACACCTACAACAGCTGAATTTTTAGGTGCGGAGAATAGATGGTATGAAGTAGATGCCTTAGCTGAAGATAGAGTTTTCATTGAAGACCCAACAAAAGTTTCAGACCAACCAGGTATTAAAGTTGGTAGGTATATTCAAACACAAAATAGATTCATTACTGAGTATACTCCTGAAGGTTTTAAAAAGATGACATTTGGTGGAGGTACAAACACTGCACAAGACCAATTAAATCAATTTACAACTTTAGGTACAACATTAGAGTTACAAAAATACTCAAATAATTTTTCATTAGGTTCTACGTTAGCACCAAACTCAACTTTATTTATTCAATATAGAATTGGTGGTGGATTAGCGACAAACTTAGGAACAAACGTAATTAACCAAATTGGTACCGTTTCATTTTTTGTTAATGGACCGTCAGAGACAACAAACTCTGCGGTGGTTAATTCATTGAGATGTGTTAACGTAACTGCAGCGGTTGGAGGTGCGGGAGTTCCTTCATTAGAAGAAATTAGGAATTATGTATCATTTAACTTTGCAGCACAAAAAAGAGCGGTAACAGTACAAGATTACGAATCAATTATTAGAAACATGCCAGCTCAATTCGGGGCACCTGCAAAGGTATCAATCACTGAAAATGACAATAAGATTTTAATTCAAATATTATCTTATGATACTTCAGGTAAATTAACAAACATTGTTTCAAACACATTAAGACAAAATATTGCAAATTATTTATCAAACTATAGAATGATGAATGACTATATTTCAATATTCAGTGCTGAGGTTATTGACTTAAGTGTAGATATTTCAATTGTGTTAGATTCTGCTCAAAACTCAGGACAAGTTATATCAAGTGTTGTTGATAAGATTTCTGCTTACTTTAACCCACAAACGAGAGAGTTGGGTCAAAATGTATACCTTTCTGAACTTAGAAGTATTGTTCAGAATACTAATGGGGTATTAACAGTTGCAGGATTAGATGTGTTTAATGAAGTTGGAGGTCAATACTCTTCGGCAGAAACTTCTATGGTTTATACAAATGAGGAGACAAAATTAATAGGGCCTGTTGATGATACCATCTTTGCTCAACCATCTCAAGTTTACCAAATCAGATACCCAGGTAAAGACATTAGAGTGTCGGTAAAAAATTTCCAATCAGTTACTTTTTCGTAACAAGTTTATTTATTTTTTCTTTGGTTTATTATTTAATGGTGTGGATTAACTGTAAAAGTTATACATAAACTATTTATTAACTAAAGAGATTAATGGGTCAATCGTATAGAATTAGAACTGAATTAGGGGTCAACAAAACAATAAATGTACAACTAGACCAAGAATTTGAAGAATTAGAGATTTTATCTTTAAAACTTCAACAATCAGATGTGTACACAAGAAGTTGTGCGGACTACGGTGTACTAGTAGGAAGAGTTACTGCAAACAATGGATTTGGATTACCAAATGCAAGAGTATCTATATTCATACCAATAGAATCGGTTGATGAATCTAACCCTTTAATTTCAAGTATATATCCATACAAATCTCCGACAGATAAGAATGAAGATGGGTATAGATATAATTTATTACCTTACGAACAATCTTATTCAACCCACGCAGCCACAGGTACATTACCAACAAGATTAGATGCTTTAACAGGTAATACCGCAATTGAAATATATGACAAATATTATAGGTTAACCGCAAAAACAAATGACAGTGGTGACTATATGATTTTAGGTGTACCATTAGGGTATCAAACCGTAGTTATGGATGTTGACTTATCAGACATTGGTGAGTTTTCACTAACACCACAAGATTTAATTAGGATGGGTCTTGCAACTGAAGGACAAGTTGCGGGTAATCGTTTTAGAACTTCAAACAATTTAAATTCCCTACCTCAGTTAGTTAACTTAGTTAAAAATTTGGAGATATCTCCACTTTGGGGAGAACAACAAGTTTGTGATATTGCTATTAACAGACTTGATTTTGATTTGAGAGATGAGGCAAATATTGATATACAACCTACATCTGTTTTTATGGGTTCAATATACTCAACACCAGATAGTTTTAGAGTTAGACGAAATGCTAGACCACCTGATGACATGGGTAATCTATGTAATTTATCTACAGGACCTGGTCAAATACTTGCAATCAGACAAACAATTTATCAAGACACTACAGGTAAGCCAGTATTAGAACAATACCAATTAGAACAGTCGGGTAATATTATTGACGGTAATGGTGTTTGGTTAACTGAACTACCAATGAATTTGGATTATTATATCACCAATGAATTTGGTGAAAAAGTATTATCAAATGACC